TGGGCCTGAACCAGCACAGTTACGGTGCAAGGGTTTCTGCCTGGGCTTCGGCGCACATGGGCATTGAACTTATGGACTGGCAAAAGCATGTGCTTGAAGGTCAATTGTCGCATGACGGTAAAGGCAATCTGCAGTTTCGGGAAGCTCTGGTATCCACGGCTAGACAGCAAGGCAAGTCTGTTGCTTTGCAAGCCATGATCGGTTGGTGGATTACTGAACTTGCGGCTATTCGAGGCAAGCCTCAGGCTGTGCTTTCGGTTGCTAACAAACTTGACCGTGCCGAAGCAATCTTTGGGTTTATTGCCCCAATACTTGTTGACAAATTTGGGGCGAAAGCCGCCAATGCTATGGGCCGTAAATCCGTAAAAATGCCTGATGGGTCAACGTGGGAAGTTAGAGCTGCAACACCAAACCTGCACGGCGGTAGTTATGACCTTATTGTCATTGACGAATTGTGGAACATTTCGGCAGCTGTAGTTGATGAGGCGTTACGGCCTAGTCAGATTGCTAGGTCTAACCCTTTGCTGTCTAGTTGGTCAACTGCTGGCGATGAGTCGAGCGCCTGCTTTATTGCTTTTAGAGAAGCGGCCATATCTGAAATTGACAACGGCAGTACCGGCAATCTTTACTTTGCGGAATACAGCATGAAGCCTGGCAGTGACCCTAGAAATGAAGCCAATTGGATTATGGCCAACCCAGCAATGGGGCAAACAGTGACCATTGAAGCACTACGGGCTGTCAGCAAAAAGGACAGTTTCTTGCGTGCACACTTGAACATGTGGGTGTCAGCCCGTGGCGCCTGGCTACAACCTGGCGTGTGGGACAAACAAAAAACCGATATTGCTATGCCGCCTGGTGGCGTGTTGGCTGTTGACACCGACCTGACAGACGGGCGTTATGTGGGTGTCAGGTCAAGTGTGCTTGAATCCAAAGCCCATGTTTGTGTCGAATTCATGGTAGATACCGAAGATCAAATGTGGGAAGAAATAGAACGGGTCATGGCAGACACGGCCACCAGTCTGGTCATTACGCCAGCCCTGCATTTGCATTTGCCAAAAAGTTTGGAACGTCGAGCAAGCGTTATTGGTTACGGCGAACTACTCAAGTATTCGGGCCTGATTCAAAAAATGATTGTGGAAGGCAAAGTACGGCACCGTGGCGAACTAGCTTTGGCTGAACATGTCAACCGTGCTGTGCTAACCAAAACTGGTGGCGGTGTTGTTTTATCTAGCCAAAAGTCGCCTGGCCCAATAGAGCTGTGCCGGTGCATGGCATGGGCTATTGCCGAATCGTCACGGCCTAAAATTGTGGGCAAACCTATGTTTGCTGTGTCTAAGACACCGTGAGTTTCGATCAGGCTATTGTTGCAATAGTTCCTGCCCTGCGTCGGGCAGGGCAGGGACACACCCCCGATAGGAAAACAGATCATGGGAATCTTTAGCGGTAGCAAAGTGAACAAAGCGGCCATTAGCCCACAGCCTGAACCTGCCGTGCAAGCAGCTGCAGTTGGTGGCGCCTATTACAGTTCACAAGTTGCAGGCCCAAACCTGATTGGTGACTGGTGGTCTTACCAGGCTGGTTTAATGCGTAACCGTGCAATGTCGGTTGCCGCCATTAGTCGAAGCCGTGATTTGATGGCCTCAGTTCTTGCCAACATGGAACTAAAAATGTGTACCGAAATTTGGAACGGTGAAGAAATGGAATCGGTGCCGTTGGCGCCACGTTCCTGGCTAAAACAACTTGACCCTGAAATGCCAAACAACTTCCTGTTTCCGTGGGTATTTGACGACCTTTTCTTCTTTGGCCGTTGCTTCTTGTACATTACAAGTCGAACAAAAGACGGTTACATGGCTAGCGCCACCCGTCTACCTCAAGGTTCAATTACGACACCTGACCAAAACGGGCCTGTGTGGTTTGGTAAGTCAAAGGAAATTTATTTCAACGGTGGCGCTATAGACCCAGCCGATGTTGTTCAGATTTACAGCCCAACACAAGGCATGATCTTTATGAGCGAGCAAACCATAGCAACAGCTTTAAAACTTGAAGACGCCAGGTATCGCAATGCTTCAAGCGCTATACCGGCAGGCGTACTTAAACAAACTGGTGGCGAACCGTTGTCAGCGATTGAACTTGCGCAGTTGGCTGAAGCGTTTAACTCGGCACGGGCCAGCAATCAGACAGCTGCACTAAACGAATTTTTGACGTACACAGAAACCAATGCGACACCAGACAAAATGCTGTTGATTGACGCCGCCGAATATCAAAGTAAGCAAATCGCTAACTTGTGCAATGTACCCCCGTATCTATTGGGTATTTCCACAGGTAGTTACGCCTACACAAACAGCGATTCTGCCAAGTCCGATCTTTGGACATTCGGCCTGTCAATGTACGCCAAAGCCATAACTTCAGCCCTTAGTCAGCAACTGCCCCGTGGCACCTATGTTAAATGGGATTATGAGGACTATCTAAAAACTGAAGGTGCCGAAATGTACCAACCAGAACAACAACCACAAGAAAACACACAAGAGGAACTAGCGACATGATTCGTTTTACTTCAAACACATTTGCTGTCGAAGCTGCAGGCCCAGACGGTGAAGCACGCCGAACCATCACAGGCATTGCGGTGCCATACAACACTTTTGCCACTGTCAGCGATGGCACCACAGTGCAGTTTGCACCAGGCAGTTTGCCCGTAGACGGTAAAGCCCCACGCCTGTACATGTACCACGACAGCACCCAACCTGTTGGTTTGGTTGCCGAACGTGTCGACAGCCTAGAAGCCATGTATTTCACAGCCAAAGTATCGTCAACCCGTGCCGGTGACGAAGCCTTAGTGCTTGCAGCTGACGGTGTAATTGACAGCGTGTCAGTAGGCGTTAACCCCACAGAATTTAAGTACGATGACGAAGGCAACATGACCATTTTGGCTGCCGAATGGATAGAGCTGTCGCTAGTCCCCACGCCTGCTTTCGCTGGTGCTACGATCAGTCAAGTAGCGGCGGAAGCGCCACAAGTCGAAGAACCAAAGGAAGAACCCAAAATGGAAATTACCCCTGCAGTTGTTGAAGAAACCGTAGTGCCTACAGCACCGATTTTTGCCACAGCAAAGCGTGAACCACGTTTGCCTAACGCTTTTGAATTCATGGCCGCAATCCACAAGGGTGGAATTGAAGCCGCTAACGCCAACAAAGTTTGGGAAGATTACCGCGCTTATCACAAGTCGCCAATTGAAGCCGCCGCTGGTGATGTGGTGTCGAGCAATGTGGCCGGTATTGTGCCGTTGCCGTTGTTGGGTCCCGTGTTTGCTGATATCAACTACATTTCTCCGCTTTTGACAGCCGTGGGGACAAGGGCAATGCCAGGCGGCGGAAGCGGTTCCACGTTTATTCGCCCAACTTGGACAACTCACCCGACCGTAGCCGAACAGGCCGCACAGCTTGACGCTGTGTCAGCAACCACTTCAGTGATTGCCTCGAATACAGTCACCAAAAAGAGTTTTGCTGGTGCCACTACCCTTTCGTACCAGACCGTTGACTTCACAGACCCAGCCGCTATGGCAGTCATCATGCAAGACCTTGCCGGTCAGTACCTGCGAGCAATCGACAACTTTGCATGCGACAACCTTGTCACCGCCGCAACTTCTGACGGTGTTTGGGACTTGACCGTTGCCGACTTGCTCAAGTCAATTTATGACTGTGCAGTCACCACTGTTGCCGCCACCAACTTCTTGCCAACCCATATCGCTGTTGACCCAGCGACCTGGGGCTTGATGATGCAGCTCACCGACGACCAGAAGCGACCGATTTTTGGTTACACGGGCGGTGGCCTCAATGCGTTTAACGCAATCGGTAACGGTGGCATTAACGCTTTCCAAAACGCCAACCCACTTGGCTTGCAAATTGTTGTTGACAACAACTTCGCCGCAAAGACAATGGTCATTTTCAACAGCAACGCCTACGAAATTTACCGCCAAGACCGTGGGCTGCTTTCGGTTGAAAACCCCAGCACCATTTCACGCACCATGAGCATGTTCGGTTACGCCGCAACCTTTGCAGCTAACTCAAGCATGATTCGCAAGATCACCCAGGCTTAGTCGAAAGGCGGTTAGCCGCCCATGGCTGTTTATCAAGTCATATTCCACCAGCGTTTAGACAATTACGCTGTGGTTCAAACATTGACAGAACCCGACTTAGATTTGGGTTTGCCGTTCACGCTTGCTGGCTTAGGCCACAGTTTGAACGGCACACACAATGTTTACGCCATACCCGAA